ACCCACGGCCGGTTGTTGTATTCTGCTTCGAAGGCGATCGTACCCAAATCGTGCTCTATCTGTACGAAATGGTCGTCGGGATATTTACTTTCCCAGCGCGGCTTCCGTTCCGGCCCGACGGTCGCATCGACACGGTGTACTATCCATTTGGGATTCCGACGTTCGAGTTCTCCCTGAATCGTTCTGGGTGCGAAGTTGTTGTTCGGTACCAGCAGGCGCCGCACGGGGCCGTCCATCGTCGGGATCAGAGCCGTGAGAATCCAGTTCGCCATCTCGTCCTGCCGCTTCGGATTCTTGACCGTGTCCTTGTCTTCGAGGTCGTCGCAGATGCAGAGGGTAGGCCGTCGCGCACCTTTTCGCAGACCGCGCACCTCCTGGCCCATGCCGAGTGCCGCGCCGATGAATCGCTCGCGGCAGACGAAGTAGTTGTCCGACCATTGGGATGTTCTCTGTGCGCCGAAATCGGCGATCAGACGCTCGTTGCCCGCGAATTCGTCGGCTATGTCTCCCAGCAGTTTCTTGGCTTTGTCTTCGGTGTTGCCTACCAGCACGAGGTAGATGTCCTCACCGTTGATCCAGAGCCATAACGGGATCAACACGTCGCAGACGATCGACTTGGCCATGCCGCGTCCCCAGCGCACGAGCACCTTGATCGTGAGGTTGCGTTTTACCTTATTTGCCAGATCGACGTGAAAGTCGGGTGTCTCGGCTGTGGCCAGATGCGGGAAATAGGCCGCGACGAAATACCGGAAGGATGCGCAGGCTTTCCGGATGCGCTCCTGCCGCTCCGCTGCGGCCTGCTCGTTGACCGAACCTTGTGCCCGCGCGATGCGGCACCAGCCGTCCCAACGCTGCAATGCCTTGGCTATGTTACCGCTGCCCGCCATCCTTTGTCAGAGAGGTGATGTATTTGTCCTGTATAATGTTCACCGCCTTGGTGAAATTCTCCCAGAAATCCGTCCGTGAAGACATCGTCTCGCGGATCGCTTCGACATGTTCGGCGTGCTGCGTCATCCACTGTCCGAAGGCCATGAAACAATCGATGTAATCGACCAGTCCGACCTCTTTGTCCAAGGTCTTGATCGATTTGGTTATGCGCAGCAACTCCGTGGTATCGATACTCGACGAGTCCTCGCTGAGCAGATCGTCGATACGTTGAAGAAGTTTCGCGACCATTTCGTGTCGGGATATGCGCACGCCGGCGCGCTTCTCCTTCCAGCCGTAGCGCTTGACCCACTCGGAGACGGTCGACTCCGAGCGTCCGACCCTCGCTGCGATCTCTTTCTGCGAGCATCGCCGCATGAATAAATATTCGGCAAGATCGATCGTGCTGTCCATCTATTAAACTTTTGAACAAATATAGATGTATAGCAGTTCTTAATCTATTATTTGAATATATAATATCAATCATTGAATATTATATATACAATAATTTGATATGACGGTTGGGGATCATTTAATTTGTTGAAAAATTTTTCGATGATCGAAGTTCAGAACAATCACGTCTACGCCTACGGTACCATCGGTGATTCGTATAGCGGTGAAGATTTTGCCGCGGCGCTGCGGCGTGCCGAACGGTACGGGAGTCCCGTCGTTCATCTTCACACGTTGGGCGGCTCCGTCATGGATGGTCTGCTGATGGTCAACGCCGTCAAGTCGAGCACGTGGCCCGTGACGGTCGTCGTCGAAGGCGTCGCGGCTTCGATGGGGGCCATCTTCATGCTTTCCGCGGCAAAAGTCAAGGTCGCCTCGAACGCTCTGATTATGCTGCACAGTTCGTCGTCGTGGGGCGGCGGAAACGCGAAGGAGTTGGAATCGCAGGCCGAACTGCTCAAAAAAACCGACGCTGCGTTGCGTTCGTCATTCACCACACGCGGCATCGAACCGGCAACGGTCGACAGCTGGTTCGACGGAGAGGATCATTGGTTCACGGCCGACGAGGCCCTTGCCGCGGGACTTGTCGATGAGGTCGTCGCTCCGGTCGTCGCGGCGCAGCTCTCGAAGCCGTTGCTGCCGGAGGAGTTGCAACGCATCACCGCATCCCTGGAATGTATATTTTCAAACAATAAGATTATGCTGAACATTTCCGAACTCCTCGGCCTGGCACCGACAGCCTCCGAGGAGGAAATCAAGACGGCGGTTTCTGCACTGAAAGCCGAGGCCGCGAAAGCGCAGGAGTACTGCCGCAAAAGCATCGAGTCGCAGATCTCGGCCGCACTGGATGCCGGTAAGATCACGGCCGAGCAGAAGGATTCACTGCAAGCCTTCGGCGAGAAGATGGGCGCTGACGCCTTGCACTCGCTGCTGGACGGTATGCAGGTGCGCCAGACGCTGCGGGATCAAATTGTGCCCGGCAGCAAAGGCAGCGCGAAGAAGTTCGACGACTACACGCGCGACGAGTTGCTGCGGATGAAGCAGGAGGATCCGACGCGCTTCAAGGAGTTGCTGGACGCCAAGTACCGCGAATAATTACGAAAAATACCATTTAAAGCCTATGAAATTCATCAAGTTCATCGTATGTCTTGTCGTGGCCTTCGCCATCGGCACGGCATCGTTCGGTGCCGGCGCCGGCGTAGCCTTCGCCGCGCTGTCGCTCATTCCTACGGGCGCTCCTGCGGGATCGTTGCGTTCCGGTCTCATCCCGGAGGTGTGGACGAAGGAGTTCGTCAAACGCTTCAACCACATCGACCAGGGAACGTTCCTCGACGGCATTCCCGACTATTCGCAATTCGTGCGGCAAGGAAATACCATTCATCTGATCGACTTCGGATGCGACCCTGACGTATTGGTCAATAATACCGACTATCCTATCGCCGTTCAGGATATGGAAAATGCCGACATCGCTCTTATATTGGATAAGTTGCAGACCAAGGCGACACCTATTTCCGACGACACGCTCATCGACGTGAAGGCCGAGTTTATTCCCGCCGTTATAGAGGCGCACCGCGTCAAGATTTCGGAATATCGCCTCGACAAATCGATTTACAATTTCGCGCCGTCGAAAAATATCGACGGGAAGACTCCGGTATTCGCCACGACAGGCGAGGCCGATGAAACGGGTAAACGCAAGCGGTTCAGCAAAGCCGATGTCATCGCCTTGAAAAAGAAATTCGACGAAATGGAGGTGCCGACTCAGGGGCGTCGTCTGGTGCTGTGTTCCGATCATGTCGCGGATCTTCTGATGGTCGATCAGGCGTTCCAGCAGCAGTACTACAACTACTCCTCCGGTGTCATCTCGAAAATGTTCGGCTTCGACATCTACGAGTATGTGAAGATGCCTCTGTATACGTCGGCCGGCAACAAGAAGGGCTTCGGCGTGGCCGCGTCCACGGGCGACACGATGGCTTCCGTAGCTTTTTACGTTCAAAGCATGGCCAAAGCTACGGGAGAACGCCGGCAATATCGTTCGGACGCATCGACGGATCCGCTCTACCAGCGCAACCTGTACAACGTCCGAGAGTATTTCTTCGCAGCGCCCAAGCGATCGAACGCCATGGCGGCGATCTATTCCGGTGCAGTATCTTAATAGTAGCGGCGTATGTTAAGCGATGTTTCTATCGTCAGACAGCAGGGTCTCGGCAAAACGGCCGTCCGTCAGGACGGCATTGCCGGACTCGTTGCCGACGGCGTAGCGTTGCCCGACAAGGTTGCGCTCGAAACGCCGTTCGTCGTCACGTCGCTGTCGGAAGCCGAATCGCTCGGTATCACGGAACAATACGACAAGACGAACAAGGTTCTGCTGTGGCATCATATCTCGGATTTTTACGCCGAGGCACCGCGCGGCACGTCGTTGTACGTTGTTTTGGTTGCCAAGCAGACGGAGATGGTCGATTCGCTCGACGTGTCGGACGGTGCAGCCAGGAAGCTGCTGAGCTACGCCAAAGGTGCCGTGAAACTGCTCGCCGTGACTTCCATGAGTGACGACTGGGATTCGTCGGGCGACAAGGTCACGGCCGCGCAGGCGCTCTATGATTGGGCTGCCGCACGCAACAAAGCCGTGCAGATCTTGCTCGAAGGCCGTGCGTTCTCTCACGATGCGTATATAAAGTTGCGAGAGCTCACGGCAAACCGCGTATCTGTGGTCATCGGCCACGACGCCGCAGTGGCCGCCGAAGACACGGCCTACGCCAACTATGCAGCCGTGGCCCGTTTCATGGGACGCCTCGCGGCCATTCCCGTGTCGCGCGACGCCGGACGGGTACGCACGGGCGCTGTGAACATCGCCACGGCGGGACTCTCCGACGGCAAGAAGGCGACCGATCCCGACTACTACGATGACGACCAGCTCTCGGCAATAGACTCCGCGGGGTATATCTTCCTGCGGTCGTTCGACGGCTTGGCCGGCTGGTTCTGGAACGCAGACTATACGGCAGCACCGTCTACGGACGACTGCGACACGATCCGCATGGGCCGCACGTTGGACAAAGCGGCCGATCTGGCGCGTCTGAAAGCCTTGGAATGGCTGCGCGACGACGTGGAGATCGACGCCTCGACGGGAGAGATCGCACCCGAGGTCGTGCGTTCCATCCAGGCCGACATCGAGACGGCCGTGCTCACGCAGATGAGCGAGGAGATCTCCGGCGTGGCGTGTACAATCGACCCTGCGCAATCGCTGTGGAATGTCGACACTCCGCTGGTAATGGATCTGGCGATCGTCGCGCGCGGCGTGATCGCACACATGAAAATCAATGTTTACTATACCAATTCTCTGAGCGATGATTAACGGAACGGAATACGCCTTCGAGGACGTGAAGATATCCTTTCTCGGTCGCAGCCTGCGCGGCTTCGTGAGTTTCAGTTATGGCGCGAACAAAGCCTATACGAATATCCACGGCCGGGGCAATGTACCCATCAAGCGAGGACGCGGAAAAAAAGATGCGGAGCCCGCGCGTCTGACGATCCTGCAATCGGAGTTCGAGGCCATACAAGCCGCGATGCCCGCAGGTACCGACGTCACGGATCTGGCGCCTTTCAACTGCGTCGTGGCCTACGCTCCGCTGGGCGGGCAGATGATCACCGACATCGTACCCTACGCTCAGGTGACGCGTTATGCCAAAGGTATGACCACCGACGACGGTAACATGACCATCGACTTGGAAATGATTACCGACATTCCCCTGTTGAACCAATAAAACACGATTACAATGGATTTTAAAAAGATTCCTTTCGAACAAAACGATAAGATCGAATTGACCGACGCCGAGATTGCGGCGGCTAAGCGCACCTACGGCGACATCTATCTCATCGAGGTGGACGGCAAGAAGATCTACATGCACCGTCCCACGCGGCAGATCTTCGACCTGGCGCAGACCTCGGCCATGAAACGGCCTTCGCTCTTCGAAGAGACGATCATGACCAACTGCTGGCTGGCGGGCAATAAGGAGATCCTCGACGACGTGGAACTCTTCTACGGCGCCGCTCGTAAGGTCAACGAGATCACCAAGGTTGCGGAGGCGGAGTTAAAAAAGTTATAGCCTCGCGGGGCCGTGTGGCGAGCAACCCCGTGAGGATGGTTAATGCCATGCTCCGATATTATTTCCACCTCGACCCCGACACGCTCACCGACGAGCAGTGGCAGGCCCGCTGGGAGGAGTTGCAGTGGATACGAGAAATTGAAGCGAAAACAATCCGATGAACGTTCGAGAGGTCATATTCGATATTATCGGGAGGGACAGACTCTCCCCGACGTTGGATAAAATCGGCGTGCGGGGAGAGTCTGCACGTAAGGTGATGTCGTCACTCAATCGCCAGACGTTGACCTTCAACGACAATATCAAAACGGCGGCGGCCGAGATTCCCGGCCTTTCGCGCGGGTTGACCATGTTGCGCAACCCTGCGATTATCGCCGGAACAGCTATCGCCGGCACGACGGTGGCGCTCAAACGTGCCACGGATCAGGCGGCGCGCTTCAACCACGAGTTCCGCAATCTTGCGAACCTGAATCTGGGCAAGACCCGCTCCGAACTTCGGCAACTTAAAGAACTGGTCATGTCGACCTCCTATGCCGGCGGTTTCGACCTCTCGAAAACAAACTCGGCATTTTTCGACGTACAGTCCGTTACGGGATTGTCGGGGGCTGCGGCTGCACCTATGGTGCGGAAGGGTATGGAGTTCGCGCGACTGCTGGGCGCCGACCCTAACGCATGGGTGCAGGGGTTGGCGCTCGCGCAGGCCAACTTCGGATTCTCGAACCGCGCGATCGACGATTTCCAATCCAAAGCCTACGCGACGCTCAAAGCCGGTAACATCACCTTCGACCAGATCGCGCAGCTTATCCCCCGCTTCGCGGGTACTGCGGCATCTTCGGGGCAGGGTTACGAAGAGGCGCTGAAAATGTTTACGCTCTTCACCATGCGTTCGTCGTCGCGCGATCAGGCCGCGACGATGACGCAGGCGTTGTTCCGCGACCTGACGAATGCCGGAGTCATCAAGGGGTTCACGGCCGCCGGCGTGAAGATGTTCGACAAGAACGGCAATATACGGCCGGTGTCGACGTTGCTCGAAGAGCTGAGCGACCGTTTTGCAAAGGCTTATGCTAAATCGGGCGATGCGGGCGTGGTCAAGCTTCGCAACCAGTTCGCGGGGTCGGAGGGGATCAACGCCCTGCTGAACACTGCCGCCGACCGCACCGCGACATTCAAGGATCAGCTGCGCAACTTCGCCGATTCGGAACTCGAACTGGCGCGTGTACGCGAGATTGCCAAAGACGACGCCGTGCTGCTTTCGGAGGAACTGCGCAATAGACTGAACGTATCGGTCACACAACTCGGTGAATCCCTCCTTCCCCTACGACTGGGCTTGACCCGCCTTGCATTAGCAGTTGTGGACACCTCAAACGTTTTGCTCTCTCCCGACAAAGGCGGATACAGAACGGGGTATAACAATACCTATCAGATGTTATCCGACTATTACGGGGATTTTGCAGACATGGATGAGAGTGCAAAGCAGAATCTCCGAGCGCACATCGCGCAGTTACGATCCCACCATGAAGGACGCAGAGATAGCTTTATGGGACGCAATGGCGATAAGTGGTGGACGAACATGATTCCGGGGTCTTTCCTGTTCCGGCCGACTTGGGCCGCGAAAGGAGCGATGGCCGAAGGATCGTTATCGGCTCTGGATGCTATCGAACGTGAGGTTCTGGGTGGGACAGACACTGCGACGCCTTTACTGGGCGGCGGCAAGACAGGCGGCACGGCGACGGACGCCGCGGCAATGCAGGCGGCACTCGCCGCCGCGGGTGGCGGGCGGCAGCAGAAAGTCGTTAACGTCACTATCGGCTCGCT